AAACACATATTTGCACTTTATGATTTTTAGTGGATCCTTAGCTTCTGTCTTAGAGGCAATTTATCTGAAAGAGCCTGTAACAAGTAGTTTTAAGAAAGCTCAGATTGCCGTTAACCCAAAGAACCTGGACTATTTTATAGGGAAGGTGATTATTTTTAATCGTCAACCCGATGACCTAGAAGTTGTCCGATTAGCTGTAAAACATTTTAATACGGTCATATCTAGAGTTAAATTTATAGATGAATCTCTTAATCAGGCAGTTACATTTCAACCTTACATAACTAGAATCGATTCTGACTTAACTTGGGATGGACAAACTATTAGATATGATGGAGAAGAAGATATCGATTCTCTTTTCTGTGATATCCCAGAGAATGGTATGGAGGTAGGAGATGGTCTTCCAGAGATTTCTATTCCAAAAGTTTTAGGACTTCCACAAAGTGCTCTTTATGATCCGATCGGAAATCTAACCTGTTTGGGATGGGCCCTTCATCAAGTGGGAGTTAACCTAGATCCAAAGACTGGGTACAAAGATTTAGATCTTATTAAAACTTGGAAAGTTTGGTGAAATCCTTAGAAATGGAAGATCTTTGTGGGTCTTTCTTGAAGCCATATTTAGGGACTTGGTTTGAGATAAATCGAGTCCTTTCTTTTTTATTTTTCTGCCAAATTGTCAGTTTCTAGAAGGTATTTTAGGGGAGGTGGGGGATTTGTGTCAGTTTTGGGGTGCTAAAGGGTTGAAAGTACCCATTTTCCCCCACTTTTTTTGGCCTAAAATTAACGAAAACCTTATATGTGAGATCAAACTGTCTTCCGGTCGAATTATCCCGAAGTTCAGTATTGTTCTTAAGTGAATTGCGATTTGAAAATATTGCCTTTCACTTTTGTTTTGGTCAGAGATGACTTAAACTTTATAATAATTTTCAGGGGAGCGTCCAATACAGTTATTATTGTTGCGGTGAAGCGGAAGAGTGGATAATCTTCTCCTGGTTCCAGCAGTAGTGCTGTATTGGCCTCTTTTTATTAATTACTAGAGAACCAGTATTATGATAGTACTTAGAAATCAAAAACTTTATCTGGCTTCTCTATATTCTGATCTTGATAGAGATGTCATGATTCCGACAGTCCCAAACGACGAGGTCTCAAAGAGGGGTTTAGGAAAAACAAAACTTCCAAGAATAACTTTCTATCCAAGTATAGACCTAGCTCTAAGTGGATTAGGTGAAGGTTTAGCCGGGAAAGTGGTTTATATTTATGAACCAGTCGGTAAGATAAATCCTTTATCGAAAACGTATCCAAGTCCCAGTGAAAATCCTTTTCAGGAAACACAAGAAGTTTGGTGCCTTACTACAACTAGGTTAAGACTTATTACAAAGGTCAGAGTAAACCGAAAAATTAAAGATAATATTTTAAAACAATATACACCCAGACTCATTACGAAGTCATTTCCAAAGTGGTCATGGTCTGACTTGACTCGTGAAAGGAAAACATCAAAGGTGGTTTGGGTAACTGATGAAAATAAAAGTTCTATTACACTTAAACCAGAAATTAAATTTTACAAAAGTATAAGTGACGCTGTTAAAAACTTAGAGAATAAAAAGATAGGTAAAGAATATTATGTCTACAAACCTGAAAATGATTCTAAGCTCGAAATTATACCAACGGATAAAGATGAACTTTTATATGATAAACCTATTAAGCTTTTCCAAAAAGCTAAAATCCTAATTACTTCAAACGATTCTTATAAAACATGTTGATAGATTTTCTGAGAGCGGATGTAATGGTCCTACACCTCGACGTGACTCTCAGAACTAAACGAAATTCCGAGTAATTCTCAGGTACAGAGGCCTAACCAAGGTTCAAGTCCTTGGGAGAATTCTAATATGAAGACAGTAATTTGTAAATTCGGAAAGGCTGCTCGTAAGGCAGGCAAGGTGGTTATTGTTAAGCCCATCGCCTGGTACCTTACCAAGTCAGCCGAAAACTACGAGAGATTGCTTGGTCCAGAGTGGTATAAATACGCTCGTTGGATTTAAGTAGAAGTACGGTGAAGAATAGTAACCGACGTAGTTAAAGAACTTATGAAAGAACACTAGAGAGGGAGCCCGGAAATGCTGGGAGTGACTCTCCCTCCAAGATAAGTGAAACGAGTTATGATAGTCTTACGAAGAAAAACTTTTAATGCTGAGTCTGCAGGAACTGATATGGACAGATCTCAAGCAAATCAAGTAATAGAAGATGGTTCAGAACAGGCTCAAGTTCAACGAGCTCAAGAATTTCTGAACACCGATCATAATCAGATGATCGCCCCACAATTTAAATAAAAAGAAAAATATGGAAGCAATGAACCCATTTAATAGCAAGGAGTTTAAAGAGAAGATCCTTGCGAAGGAGGGGAAACAAGAAGCTTCCGACGATTATGAGCTTTTTGATGATATCATAGAGGAGAAGTCAGATCTTAAGAATATAATTGTCGGCGCTCCCAGTATCCCTAAAAAAGCTGCAACTAACATGATCCTTGACGCTAGTGCCATTGCCAAAAATGAAAAAGAGAAAAAAGCTGCTGAAATGGAGTTAGCTCTTAACGATATCTTCACTTCCTATAATAAACAGTATGGAATTCAGCTTAATCTAGATCTTCATTCTTTATCTAATACACTAGCTACGGTTGCAACAGATCCTAAATCAACACGAGTTTTAGAGCTGTATACCAGCCGTATATATAGAAATGCGAAAGCTGTCTTAAGTCTTCACCTGATACAAAGACTTTCTTTGGTAATTGATTATGTGACGAGACCAGAGAATATGTTAGACTCAAGTGAATTAACCTTGGCAGATAAGTTTCTGGTGATTGAAAAGCTTATTTCCTATATTCAGACTCTAGGTGATCTTAAAGATACCATGGAGATTGAGGGAGATGATCTTGAACTTCAGAAACTGGCGGAGGAAAATTCTGACTTGGATTTTGATAGTGAGGAAAGTAAGGAAGCAATAAACAACTTTATGAAATTATTTAATAATGAATTTGGCAAAGTAAGGACATGAAAAAGCAAGAAGGATTTTTTCAGAAAATGTTTGGTGGAATAGGTGGTTGGAATAGCCGTGTTCCACTTAAATCAAATATATTTGGGTCTGGTGGAAGAGGATACTCTCCCATAGGATCTACAAAGTTCGGAGCAACTGGTGCAAATCGGGAATCGCCACTTTTGGGAAGTGCTTCTCCAAGCAACTTAATTTCTCAGTATTACTCTAGAGTTGATGAATTGAGAGGTTATCAACTATTGGATGTTGTTAAACTCGCTACAAACTTTTTTTCTGACTATGTAGTGAACTTTTTGGAAGACTCGGGTCAGCAAGTAGTAACAATTCTGGACGAAGAAGGAAATACGGATGAAAGTAAGACGGAGCGTATTAATGATATCTTGACCAAGGATCTTAAGATTTTTGATTACATTCGAGACCATATCAAGGATACAGTTTTCTACGGTCAATATACTAGTATGCTTATTCGCGAACGTGATGAATTAGGTCATCTTAAATTTCGTGCAGAAGAACTCTATGATCCTGTCTCAGTAATCACTAAGAAAAAAAGAAATTCTAATGGTGAGACAGAAGAAACCTATATCGTGAAAGGTGAAGATGGGAAATTATATGAAATTGGTAGAAATGATGCCTTTACTTTAGGTTCCATTAATCTTCGTCTGGTCAATGACTTAGAGGATGATTATGGACTTAAAAAGAAAGATCAACAGGAGAAACCTAAGTCTGCCACCCGACTAACGGATGTAGAGGTAGCTAAGAAAATGGTTCTTCGTCAGTGCAGTTATTCAGCCGGTGAACCTTTATTTTATTCACTAATCTTGAAGGTTAAGGAGTTGGTAATTAAGGAGTTACTTGTTTCGCTTATTTCTTTGCGAGACTTAAGTAGTGTTCAGATTTTTCTCCTTCAGTTCGATAAGAGCACTCCAATGGAGACAGCTAATGAACTTTGCGCCCGAACAACTAAACTTGCAAATAATACAAACGAACTTGCCTCGTTTTTGACTTCTCAATTTGATGTAGTGTCGTTCCTTGAGAATGCAATGACCCAGAGTGCTAAGTTTGTTCCTGACTATAATTCAACACTGGGCAATAAAAATAATATGTTGCCCCTCGATAAACTCTCTGATAAACTTATGGATATCATGCAGAACCTAGACGTTTGTAGAAACAACGTCCTCTCTCCGCTTGGTATTCCTAGTACGATTCTTGACTCAACGAGCGGTTCTAAGTGGGCCATTCTTCAGAGCAGTGAACGTGCTAATTCGAGAGTTGCTGGTTTTATGACCGGTATCAAGGATAGCGTGACGGCCCTCGTCTGTACTCTTTATAATATTTTGTATGGAGAAGAGATCGACCCATCGCTTATTCGTCTTCATATATCAGAGAAAACAAGTGTTGAATATAACAATCAGATTAATCAGAGCGAATCTATCTCTGGTCTAGTGACTGGTATAACTGGTATCTTAACCAATTCACTTCAGGCGCTTGATATGGCTGCGCCGCTCGTAGATACAGATGCATATCTGAATTATATCCAGAATCTCATTAAGGATATCGATCCTGATACTGAGTCTCTCATAACAGATAAGACAAAGGAGATGTATACGAAGTGGATGCAGGCTAAACTTACTGCTCAAGCAGAACAGCAAGGAATAGATGCCTCTATATTAACCGAACAGTCTGATCCTACAGAGGAAGAACTATGAAAAAAGAAGAAAACAAAGATAAACTAATCGCAAAGACAGGTGTTGCTACCGGAACTACGATGATTGGTCTTGGTAGCGCCATGTCTTTGGGTGCTAAAAATCAGGCTGACCTTTTTAAGGGAAAAGGAAAAGCTAAAAAAGCAACTCCCGAACAACTTAAAGCTCTTCGTGAATCCATTAAGAGTCACTCGCGTGGTTTGGTTGGTGAGGCCACCGAAGGGAAAAAGTTAGTAGTGGGAAAAGCCCTAAAGAGTTTAGATCGAACCGGTAAAGCAGTAGCATTAGCTAGTGTTCCTGTTTTAGCTGCTGCAGGTTATAAATATCATAAGAGCAAGAAAAATGATAGTACTGAGAAATAAAGCCTTTGCTCAACAGCAGGTTAATAAAATCCCCAAACCCGGGGAAACAATTGATCCTGGGAAGCAACCACAATTACCAAAGCAGGGGGACGATAATTCTCAGGAAGTAACAGCAAAAGATCTCCAACTCGAACAAATGAAGCTACAGAGACAGCAGATCCAGATTCAGCATCAACGTCAACAGCTTTTAGCTAAAGAACAAATGGCTAAAGCCAGAAATATGACACAGTTGCAGAAAATGGAAAACGAGAAGGAGCAATCAGATAATAAAGATAGAATTAGGACACGTCAACAGGAGGCGGTTAATCAAAAGCCGGATAATACAGCCCTTTATAAGACTAAGTCGAAGGCTGTTCAACCTGTTGCGATGCCAAAGTAAGATATAATATAATACTATGATGAACATGGTTCAAGAAAAAGAAAAACGCTTCACGGCTGAGGTTGAGGATCAGCAGTTGAATGAGCAGATAGTTGAACGCGGGTTTGACCCAATGATAAAGATGTTCTAGAAATAGAATTGATTAAAAATATCTCTTCCTTCTTCCTTTCCGTTTTAAACGGGGGGGGGGGAGATTAAAGAAGAGATATATGATATTACTACGTGATAAGAACTTCTCTAAGAACGAGAAGAAAGACAATAAAGATATAAAGCGAGGAGCTGCTATCCTAGGCGGTTCTTTCGTTGCTAATTCGGCTCTTGCTGCACCTATAATGATTAGGCAGGTCAAGGGTGACAACAGAGTATATTCCCCAGAACAACAAGCACTTTCTGACAGGTTGGTAGCTGAAGCTGAAAAGAGAGGAATTAAAGTTTCACCTAAGAGTGGAGGAATTCCTGGTCCTGCATACGGAAAAGGAACCGTCTTTAGAAATGGTTCTTACAATCCAAGTGAAATTGCTCACGAACTAGGTCATGCACACTTTGATGTCGAAAAAGGTGCGGGTACAAGAATAGGTAAAGTTGCTCATAAAGTTTACCTAGGAGGTGGCGGTACTTATGGTTTTACTGGACATTCACAAAACGCTGCTATCATAGCAGGAATCAGTAGTGGTATCGCCAAAGCTAGAGCAGAGGAACAAGGAAAAGAAGAGAATAAAGTTGTTCGTCATGCCGCCTGGGCAACACCAGTACTTATTGCTTCTCCTATGTTAGTCTCAGAAGCTGCTGCCAGCGCGAAAGGATTAAGATATCTAAAGGGTGTAGGAGCTAAGAAAGGACAACTCTTAAGGTCTGGCGTACAATTAGGTTCTCTCTGGGGTACGTATGGAACTCAAACAGCCATGAATGCTGGATTAGGAGAACTTAGTAGAGGTATCTCATACAAGGTTGCCAGGAAGAAGAAAAAGAAAGAGGATTAACCCACTACTTTGGGCCCATCCTCCCGGCTACAAGTCATCCAACGACTTATTAATTGCCTGATGTATTCAATGAAACTAATCATAGTTATTATTGGTTAGTTTATTACATATATAAGGCTTTGAATTGATATTTATGGTAATTCTTAGGAATAAAAACTATTCTGGCTATCAACCCACCTTTGGGGTTAGCTATAAACAAGGTTCTGCTCAACTTAAGCAGGGAATTGATGATGGCATAGTCAGGATAGCAGATATTCTTGACGATGCCCTAGATAAGACAGAAGGAGTACATCCTGTCGTTGACAAAGTTTCCAATAAGTGGAGAAATCGAATCAAAGGCTATACAAAACCTTTGAAGGTACTTCACAGTAAGAAGAAAGTAAAAGAATGATATTACTACGTGATAAAAGCTTCTCTGAGAATAAGAAGAAGGTTTCTCTTAAAGACGTCAAGTCTAATCGTGGTTTTGTTAGAACAGCAATAACCTCTAAGGCTAGTTTCGGTGGTGCTTATTTCGGTCGCAAAGCCGGTAAGAAAGCTGCTGATAAGGCTGACGAAGAAGGTGCACGTGACATAGAGATTATAGATCGTGCCAAGAAAGCTGGTCGAAATGTTGGTGCACTTAGTGGCGGAGCTATTGCCGCTGTAACTGGTGCTGTGATGGCACCAAAAGGAAAGACCTGGAAGACGATTGGTAAAGGCGTTCAGCAAGAAGTTACTAAGAGAACTGCTAAAAATATGACTAAGGGTGCGGCCGCAGTAGGTACGGCTGGTATTATACTAGGTGGAATAGGTGGTCGTGCATCGGCAGGTGTACAAACTAAAGCACGTCTTAGAAAAAGAGCAGAGAAAGAAAAAGAATAATAAATCTCCTAGTGAACAAAACAACATTGGTTCTACGTTTCGATACGACTAGGAGAACTAAGAGAATGAAAAAGACGTTTCCCTCGTTTAGAATCGATACTGGGGGGGGGGACGTGTAAGAGAATAATAATCTTCCCTCAGTAGGAGAGAATAAAATGATTGTATTGAGGGATAAAAACTTTTCAGAAGAAAAGAAGAAAATTGATAAGAACCGCTTAGCTACTTACGGTGCTGGTTTGGCTGCTCTTGGTGTAGGTGGTGCTAATGCTGGAATAGTTCACGGAACTTATGAAGGTGTTAAAGAAGGTGCTAAGAACTATATTAAAGATACCGAAGCATATAAGAGTGCAAAAGCCGGTGAGAAGGAAATTATAGACACCCAGAAAGAGGTTTCTAAACAAGCCAAGGAAGCTAAGAAGGCTATATTAAAAAGCCCGGCTAGTATAAAAGATAAAATTAAAGGTGTCTTGAAAGTTCGAAAACTAGAAAAAGACGCCAAAAAGTCAGTAAAAGCTGGCGTAGTTGCAGATAAACTGGCTAATAAGTTTGGCAAGAAAGCAGGCTTAGAATATATTGCTAAACATAACAAGAAGAATATAGCTTTAGCGGCCGGTGGTATTGCTACAGGTTCTGCTTTAGTTGCAAAATCTCTAAAAGATAATAAAAAGAAATAATCTTATTATATATCCTAATCCCATAACCGAGATGAAATATGTCTCTATGCATCAAAGCAGTTATGGGAACTCTAATACCAAACTAAACTAATTTAAAGGAGACACATAACAATGGATAATAGTACATTACTCATGCATTGTCACTTGCTTCCTTTTGATCTTGTTGTTTCCTATACCTCCGATAAAGAGGAGGCTTTATCACCAGAATTACAGGAAAACGGTAAGTATATAAAAAGCGCCCGTTGGGTTTGTCCAGTCTGTGGAAAAAGTTATTATCACTTAGAGGATTTTGATACACTTTGTCCCAATGCGGTAACTGGAAGTGCAGGACACAATTGGGTTTGTGATGAATGTGGGTATTATTACCACGAAGTAGTAATACAAAACTAAATAAAAATAAATAATATGATTACAATTATTCTTATAGCACTGTATGTGCTGGGCGCTGTTTTCGCCTACGACAAGATGAAGAATTGGTCGCATACTACCATTGAAAAGATTGGCTTTGCTGCTATCTGGCCATTGGTTGGTATTCTCTATGGTATTCACTACTTACACAACAAGTGATAGAAGTACGTAACGATATTATTCCCTTTAAGGGATTTCTTGCAACATGTATATGGCCGTTCTTATTTGTTCGAGAAGGCGCCAGAGAATTAACGGCAGGGGATAAGAATCATGAGACTATTCATGGTTATCAGCAATTAGAGGTGCTTATAGTTTCTCTAATTGTCTTATTCCTCCTGAGTGTTGTATTCCATGTCATGTCTCCATGGTGGATGTTCGCTGCTCCTTTCGTATACTTTATATGGTATGGCTTAGAGTATGTAGTGAGGAAGTGGATCATCCGACAGAAGAAGCCATATAGAAAAGTGGCTTTCGAACAAGAGGCATATACAAACGAAAATAACTTAACCTACTTGAAAGGACGCAAACCGTTCGCTTGGGTTAAGTACTTAATGAAATAAAGTGTTGATCATCCCAATTTTCTAGCAATAGGGGGGGGGTGATCGATAAAGTGATATAACAATACTTCCTCTCCCTAAGAAAAGGACAAGGAAAGATGATTGTTATAAGACAGAAAGAGTTTGGCCGAGTAAAAGCTGCCAACAGAGCTATGAAAAAGGCTTGGGAAGCAGCTGAGGGTCGCAAAATTGGTGATAAAATATATAAGAACACTGGCATTAATCTTGGGCCTGGTGATGAGAAACATGTATTCCGTTTGAAGAACGTGATTGATGCTCACGGTGGAGCAGGAAAAGTTATTCATCCGAAGGATCCATCTAAAAACATAGATATTGCATCTGATGCAGTTCTCAGTGGAAAGAGAAATGTAAACCATAACATAAATACGAAAGCTATTATTTCAGGGCCAACTAAAGGAAAAGAGCCTTTGAATAAATATGGAGATAATGCAATAGTTTCTGATGGTGGTGCTGGTACTGTTGGAGTTAACCAGAGTCGATGGGAAACCATGAGAACTGGTGGTCGTCAGAAAGGTAAAGGCGGGGTATGGAATGAACATCAGCCTAAAAACACAAAACCAAGTAGTGCGTCAGCAGAACCCCAGCCTAAGAAGCCAAGCAAGAAAGAGGCACTCTTAAACAAGTTGGGTAAGAATAACGAAGAAAGAGCCACTAATGTAATTGCTGGTGTCGGTACTGCTGGGATTGTTGCCTACAAGGTAAAGAAAAAGATTGACCAGAAGAAGAAAGAGAAGGATGATAATTTTAAGAAATAAAAACTTTTCCTTAAAGTATGATCCCAGAACAGGTAAGTATGAAGGAAAATATTCTCCGGCCCAAAGGATAGGCACAATAGGGATTACTTCTGGAATAGGAGCTGTTGGTGGATTTACTCTTGGTGCTTTAACTGGTAACTCTAGAGTTGCTACGAGTGCGGCTAAGATAGGCGCTGGCCTTGGTGCAGCAACAGGAATGTACTTAGCTAGGAACAAGAGAATAAATAAAATCAATAAAGCGATAGATGAGAGAAATAATAACTATCGTAAAAATGATTTTAGTAGGAGAACCAAGAATCTTCCAATTAGTTATAAAGAGTTCCTGAAGAAATATCCATCACAAGCAAGACAGCTAAAAGATCTCGGAGACCTTGGATACTATTCTGATGAAAATCCTGGAGATATTGGGTGGTTTGAAGATGGCGGTCTAGAAAAAGGCCGATACTTACCTATATCCTCAGATGGAGACTATTCTAATTTGATGTTTGATACAAAGACTGGTAAGTATGTTTCTATTGATTCAGAAATGCTTGAACCGGAGGAAGTTAAGGATATAAAGTCTTGGGTTAAATATCAGAAGTACTAATATGATAGTTTTAAGAAATAAAGAGTTCTCTTTGTTGGGAACTATCAAGAATCTCTTTTCTGCTGGAAAATCTCAGAAAGAGGTTATGGATAAATCGTCGGCACCAAAGAAGCCAGTAGTTTATAGTGAAATAACTTTTAAAGAGGGTTATGAACAAGATTATTGGCCAGCCTTAGTGGTTGTTCATGTCAAATCTTCTGATAAAGAGCCAAATGGTGGTTGGGAAACGTTTACTGAGTGGATGCAGAGAAATAAATTTTTCGAAAAGGGTGGTATATTAACTGAAATCCATCCTCTTTCCTATAAAGATAATGTCAATGGAAAAGAGGGTGCTAGTGCTGTTGTACTAGTTTTCTCTAAAGATACTAAAATTTCTTCTTATACTAGAGCTCTGTATACTCAAAACTTTAAATGGCCAGAAGACTTCTTCTGCACGTATAATAGCTATTATACGTGGTATAAATCTGGAAAAGATTTGGCCTAAAAATAATTTTAAGTATGGCAAAGAAAAATAAGAAACCTGTTCCTATTTCTGTTGAAAAGACATTGGAAGACTATAAAAACTACATTGTCGGGAGGATGAAGAATAGAAGTTAAAGAATAAATCCTACAGTTTGAGTGAAATATGCTTAATACCTTTCGATAGGACTGTAGGAGCAAGAAAATAAATTTAATTAATAAATGATTATGAACCAGAAGTTTATAGATCAATTCGATCCTTCAAAGGATCTGACGGATGAACTAGCTGGGATAACTTTTCAAACACAATATACAAATCTATCAGAGAGGGAGAAAAAGTTAGTATTTTTGAAAATAAATGGCTATAATAGAATGCCTCCAACAATAGAACAGTTATACTCTGATGACTACTACCTAGGAAGTGCTGACTTTTTTGATGGTGGACACTCAATATATAAGTTTTGGAGAGATGAGTTACCAAAGATATTTCCATCCGAGGTGACCACAGCATATCCGTTCTTAATACTATCAGGAGCCATAGGAATTGGTAAATCTACAGTTTCGAGACTTTGCATGGCTAACTGTTATGCAAGACTTCTCTGTATGAAAAACCCTTCTAAAACTCTTCACCTTGTCCCTAAACCTTTTTCCTTCGTTGTGACACATCGTGATGAAAACGTAGGATATGCTGAGTTTATTAAGTGGTTCAAGGACGAAGCATTAATGAAAGTTCCGTTTTTCAAAAACGTTAAAAGGAAATTTAAACTCCAATTTATTACATCTGGTCCTTTAGGTGGACGCGTAGGTCTAGGAAGTGACGTTCTGATCTATATCTTGAGTGAGTTAAATTTCTACCCTAACCCAGAAAGAGCTCAGGGAATTGTTGAGTCGGCCTATGGTCGTATGACTTCGCGTTTCAATTCCCAAGCGCTTAAGATGGTGGGTAATCTTATTATAGACTCGTCTAGTAAAGGAGATAATTCCTCAACTGAATGGTTCCTAGATAATTCCCCTAGAGAGCTTACTTACTATTGTCACCCAACACATTTTGCTGTTAAGCCTCAGGATTATGTTGATTCTAAAGGAATAACGTTCCCAGTCTATACTGGTGATGGAAAATACCCTGCTCAGATTTTACCAGAGGATTATAAACTTGCCCTTGATCAAGACCCTGAACGAGTTATAAATGTTCCAATTCAGCTTAAAGTAGAGGCAAAACAAAACTTGATTAAGATGCTACAAGATAAGTGTGGTATCTCAACAAGTTCATCAGATCTATTCTTTAATGGATCAATTAAGAAGTTGGTGGAGTGTAGTAGAGGTATAAAGAACCCCATTCCAGAAGTTGTAACCGTTGATTTCTTCGATAAGACAGATCGACTTATAGATAAACTTCAACCCGCCATAGATATGATTCCGCTCGGGACTTCTATTTGGATTGGCCTAGACTTAGCAACGAATAATGACTATGCCGGAATAAGCTGTGTTCAGTTTGATCACTGGGAATTTATGGGAGACTCAAAAATGCCTAAGGTAAAATGTTATTTCACTGTGGCAGTGGCGAGAAAAGATGGACAGGAGACAAGCTTGCATCACGTCTTTGACCTAATTATGGCCTTGAAAAAAGATTATAATGTTATAGTATCAGCCGATCAAGCATACTCAAAACAAATCTTACAAGACTGTGAGCGTGAGAATATAAAGACTAATGGGCGAATCTCAACAGATAATGTTCCCTGTGAACCAGCTCTCTACCTGAAGAACTTGATTATGCAGGGATTAATCTCATTGCCTGAAAACAGACGACTTCAAAGAGAGGCTTATGACTTAAGATATGTACCGACGGGAAAGGGATATAAGATAGATCACCCGACTAAGGCTACAAACAATCCGCAAGTCTTTGATAGAAATAATGGAAAGGGCTCTAAAGACGTCTGGGATTCGCTTGCCTCAGCTTGTTATAGTCTGAAAATGTCTATCGATGCTGGTGAGGAACAAGGATACTCGAATGGAGTTGATAAACAGTTACACCTGGTTACTGATATGGTTAAATCAGCTAAAGAAGATTCTAACCTTCAGTTCCAGAGTATGTTGGAAAATATATTTTAAAAGATATGATAATCTTAAGAAGTAAAATATTCTCGGACGATCGAGAAAAAGTTCCTGATGATATCTTAGAGAAAGCCAAACGAACTGGTGTTGTCCAACAGGATAGAGAGGGACGATGGAGAATTATTAACCGGAAGAAAGGCGTCTATTGGAATTCACACTATGAATCTAAGGAGAAAGCAAGTGCCGCCCTTCGTGGTTACTATGCCAACAAACATTAATAAAACATACATATATGTTAGTACTTAAACAGGCCGAATTCGGCACAAAAAATAAAGGTGGTGGCAAGAAGAAAGTTAATCTTGCTTCCAATCGTTCTCGTCAGCGTTTCGCGCAAGAAGCTGCTGAGAAAGAGGCTGCAGCTCAAGCAGAACTTGCTAAATCTAAGACCCTTAAAGGTCGTGCTCTAAAGGCAGGTAAAGCTATTATTGAAACTGCTAAGGCTAATAAGAAAACTATAGCTGCCGGTACTATTGCAGCAGGTACCATCGCAGGTGCCGTGGCAATTAAGAAAGCCAAGAAGAATGAGAAGAAGTTCTCTATGGCTAAAGACATTGCTGAAGATACTTCAACTGCAACTGCTTTAGGTGCCGCAGGTGCACTGGGTTATACTGGTTATCAGGCTGGTAAAGGTCTTAGAGCAACTGCCAATCAAACCGGCAACAAGGTTCTTAGCAAAGCTAACTTGAAAGCTGCTCAAACTAATGCTCTAGCTAAAACTCCCGCTGAGAGAGTTGCTAAACTTGCTGAGTCAGGTTCTGGTAAAGTTGCTAATAAAGCAAAGGCTATTCAGGCATTTCGTAAGGCAGGTAAGGGAAGCAAGATTGCCGCTAGTGCAGCTACTGCTAGTATCATTGCAGGCGGTGCTAGTAAATTGCTTGGCAAGAAGAAAGAAAATTAATATAGAGAGTATATCCCTGAGAGACGTAAAGGTCTATACTTCAATGTAACTCAGGGAACTAAAAAGAATAAACTATGGTAATATTACGAGATGGATGCTTCGCCCTTAAGTGTCCTAAGAAAGTAGAACTATTTAACGGACTTAGTTTAATGGAGGGCAATAGTTCTAAGTCTCGTAGAATTCTAAATAAGTATGTTCAAGCAATTCGAGAAAAGCCGGAAGATTTCGTCTACTATAATATCATGAAAGACGGGAATAATATTGGAAGTCTTCACTTAAGAAAATCTAGAAAGGATTCTATGGAAGTGGCTTGGATTGATATTAATAAAAGTCATAGGGGCAACAAATATGCTACTAATGTACTTGAATGGTGTATAGGATTAGCTAAAGATATGGGATTTAGAACCATAGAATTAGAGGTTCCAGGAAATGCACCAGATGCTAAACACATCTATGAAAAACTCGGTTTTAAGGAGACTGGCAGTGTAAGAGAACTTGATAACAGTTCCTGGAACGGTCTCAGCAAGATGAAAATGAAAATTGAATAGGAAAATTTACTGTCTCCCTTTTTGAAAGTTGTGTATCGGGGGGGGGGCCGTAAACAAAAAGAATGATCACTCCTCTGATACCAAAAGAGAGAATGATAATACTTAGAAATAAGGAGTTTTCGAGTAAAGAGCAGAAAGCTAGGAGACGTAAATTTGACTTTCAAGTAGCAAAGGAAAGTGGTCGAATTAATCCTAAGCAGTACTTTGATCCCGACGCTAGAAAAATTGGAAGAGGAGTATCAAAAGGCATAGATGTATGGAAGTCAGATCCTGGCAACGTAAATAAAAAGGCCAGCGGTGCTCTTGGTGAATTAAACACACGAGCAGATAATCGCCAAGCTTTGGTGAGAGTCAGTAGTCTTAAAAGCGATAAAGCTAAGAATTTGCAAGATAAGATGTGGCGCAAGGCAAAAATATCATCCTATAAAGATGTTGCCAAGACTGTTGGTAAAGGAGCCGCTGCTGCAGCGGCAGTGGCTGGAACTGCTTACGGCGCTAAAAAGCTTTATGACAAAAAGAAAAAAGAAAATAAAGACTAATTAAATGCTACATCCCTTCAATTCGTTTAACCGGGGGGGGGATAGTAGCAATATATAACCACACCCTCTCCGAACTGAATTAAAAGAGATGTTAATTAAAAGAAAGGTTTACTTCTCAGCAATTGATGAAGAGACTGGAGAGGAGAGGCTGTTTAGTGCTGACTCTATCATAACAGAAGAGGAATACCTAAAACTCTATTCTGAGACACTTGAGCAAAGAGAATATGGTGCAAAATCTAAAGCACTTGGACTTCTTGCTCCTGGTAGCTATCAAGCTAAAGAAGCTGCTAAGTATGGCTACGATAACAAGGAGGACTACAAGAAAAAGAGGGCTGGTTATGCACTTAAGGGCTTGTTCGCTCCCGGTGTTTCAACTTACGTAAAGAAGAAGGCCGAGCAGATGGCTGAGGAAGGAAAATCGACTGAAGAGATTCGTGAATACCTCGAAAATAGGGGAAAGCACCACAGTACTGGTCGAGTTCTAGCAGGTACTGCAGAGGCACTTACCGGAAGTTTCGGTGGTGTAGGTACTACTGTTGCACAGGGTGTTGGTCTTTATGACAAAGTAACTGGCAATAGAAAGAAATTTAAGAAAGATTAAATTATAAAATTTCCTGTAGCGAACTTTAGGTTCTACTATTCGATTAGACTACAGGAACTAGGACAATAAAGGAAATTACTCCCAAACTTAAACAAAGGGGGGGGGGGAGTAATGGAATTGAAATAAACAAAATCTTCCCTCTCCTAATAGAGAAAAGGGATGATTATACTTAGAAATAAAAAGTTCTCTAGGGACATTAAAGCTGATGGAAAGTATGGAACGATATCTCCAAACGATCCAGGCTTTAGATCAGCAATGGTTGCTAACGATTTAATGCATCAGAAAACTGGAAAACAAGCGTTGTTCATTTTCGGCTATGATGCTAAGAAAGCAGGGAAGGGCGGAAAAATAGCAAAAGGCCATGCAGATGTAAAGGAAATAGATAATGCTTTTCATAAAGACGGTCCTATTGTAGAATCTGATGAGAAAATTATCAAAGACTCTAGCGCCTATGCTAAGAAAAAAGGAGCAAAGCGTGGAGCTATCTCGGGAGCTGTTGCAGGAGCAGCATTAGGAGCACTCCCCGGTATTGCAGCTAACAATAAAGCTGGGGCTGCTATTGGTGCAGCAACTACTGCTGCTGTAGCCGGTTATGCAAACTCTAAGCGTCTCGGTAAGAAGTACGAAAAACAAGGTAAAGAGACTTTAACAGACGTACTTGGAAGACGCAAGCAGGCTAGCGAGGATTTTAATAAGTGGTTAGCTAAAGAGAAGAAGAAAGAGGCTAAAAATGGTAATTCTAAGAAATAAACAATTTAGTATTTGGTCTAGTACTGTTGATTGGGCAAAGAAGTTTACTCCTAGAATACCTATCGGCGGGAACACCAAATTATACTTCTTATGGCCAGGAACTATTCTTGGTGCAATGGTTGGTTTCATTAAAGGTATTAAAGAAAAACATTCAGCAACAGGTAGTACTAGCAATGATCACAGTAAATGTGATCACGGTCCTCTTGAAAAGAAATTTTCTGATGTACCGATGGATGCCGATTTTAACGAATATTGTAAAGAGATTAAGGAGTATGCAAAATTAGCAGCATTATCTTCTTACAATTTTCGAATTTTGGAATCTGTTCCTAGGAAAGGGCAAGAGTTTATCTGGAAATGTTTCCCAAGTTTTATGGTTTTGGCTAAACCCGAAGAAATCAAATCATATAGAGAAGACTATATGTCAGATCCTAGTGCTAAGGGTGCTGGTGATTATGCTGAAATTTTATTCACCTTTGGTAATGAACTAGTCTATCTTTGGGATTTTGATAGAAAAGCGTGGTATGTTCAAGATAGAACATATAATCCCCGCAAAGAGTGGAGAATAGAAGATAATGACTTATTTGGGGCAATAGAGATCAATTTTGACCCAAAGCACAATAAACTACTAGCTAGTAGATTAGATGCGTGGGATAATAAATATGGTGATACTGGATTTGATATGAGAAAGTATTGTGAATGTTTATTAAACGCCATTAAGTTGGTCAAAAATAGCAGAGTAGTTTAATTAAATATAGAGCCTTGTTAAAAGAGAAGAAAATGACAAAAAACTTCTTTGGTCGACTTGAACCCGCTCGTAGAATACTTAAGAGAAAATTCATTCTCCCTAGGGCAACCAGTTTTGTTCGATCAATAAGTTTAAAGATGAGTTGGTGACATGATTATTAAACGAAAGGCAGACTTTATTCAAGACCTGGCAAAGAAGAGAATAGAAGGAATGAAACCCAAAGCTGTCGAGTTTTTGGATTCTAATCTAAAGAAGGTCAATGAGTGGAGTAAGCCAGGTCACTACAACTCAGACAAAGTAAAGAACACTAGAGAAGCTACCTTAAAGCGAATTGGTCGGGCAGAAGCTACGAAGATGTCAGATAAAGAATTCGCTAAGGAGATTTCTAGATTAATGAAATAAAAACTGTTGCTCTCCCACTTAAATTTGGATACTGGGGGGGGGGTGATAGACTAAAATTGACAATAATCCCTCAGTATAAGGAGAGAAATGATTGTATTGAGGGATAAATTGTTCTCTGGTGAGGACTTCGGAGGAGCTAAACTAGATACAATTTATAAAAAGCAAGATAGGCTGGTTAAAGAAACCGGTGATCTACTTAAAGATCTGGAGAAAGGTCTTGGTATTGATAAAGAGTCTATCGAAAAAAGACAGAAGGCTAAAGAAGCTGAAAGAGTAGCTAAGTCCAAAGCTTCTATTGCCAAGCATGAGGCCAAAGCTAATAAACTTCGTGCTATTAAGGCTAGGGGTAAGATTATAAAAGGTGGTATTAAAGCTGCTGGTACTGCTGCAGTTCTCACTGGTACAGCCTACGGAGCGAAGAAACTCTACGATAAAAAGAAGAAAGAAGATAAATGAAAATCCACATTGATTGGAATTCTGCCAAACATTTTGGAATTTGCTTTGCACTTTCCTTAACCGGTTGGTATGGTTTCTCTGCTGCCTTAGGTGCTGCCATTACGAAAGAGTGGTGTGATAAGGTTTATGGCGGCCATTGGTGTTGGCTTGACCTAGGATTCGATGTCTTAGGAATGGCTAGCGGAATCGGATTAAATCTTTTACTAATATGATTATATTAAGAGATAAAGAGTTCTCAGCTAAGAAAGGGCCAAAGTTTCCTCCTGGATTCCACTTCGACGGCAGAGACGAAAAAGGTCGTCCCACTGCTATTCCGGCTTACATTGATGAGGAAGGAAAAGCGAGGGAATTGACAAAAGAGGTCTGGGATAAATACAGACCAGATATTAATAAATATTGACCGAACTTGGCAAGGTGAATATAATCCCATAATTAAGTTGAAACATGACTTATACTGTTCGATCAGATTATGGGAACAAGGAAAACTGACGAAGAAATCATGTTTTCTAATAAATTCTTTCATGCGTAACTGAGGAGGGGCTTTGAGTAGCTACAGAGTTCCTCCTTTTAATGAAAAAATTTATTAGAGTTATTTGTGATTTCGGGATGCAGTAAAAGTTACGCTATAATGAAAGGAAAGAATTGGGAATTAGTAAAAGATGAACTTAGAGATCTATATTATTCTGGGATCTCTATGAAAGAGATAGGAAAACGTTTTGGGGTAAGTGATCACCAAATTTACGTTGTAGTAAAACGCTTTGGGTGGAAAAATAGATACCTCGTCTCTGTTGAAGAAGAAAAGAACAGGTTATCCGAACTTATAAATTCTGGTCTAACTCTTACAGAAATTGCAGAAAAAGATGGAGTATCTATTTCTGCTATCTCATATAAAGTTAGAAAGTACGGAATAGACCATACCTCAATGCCCCAATATAAAGAAATTTTAGAGAACAGAATAGATGAAGTAGAAAACCTATTGAAACAAGGATTTAATGAAGTTGAAATCTCTAAAATTTTAAACGTTAATATAGATCCTTTAAGAAATGCTATAAGACACTCTAATATAGATAAAGAAGCTATCAAGCAGGAGATAAGTAATGAAGTTGCTAATAAGATAAAAGCTTTAGTAGAGGCTGGACTAAATACTAATCAAATATCTAAAGAAATAGGTATCTCTATTTCAACTGTCCAAACTTACTATGAAAAGTATAGTATCTCTCCTGTCGAATATATCAGTAACCACTACACTAAAGAAGAGTTAGAGTCGTATTTAAGGGAAGGCTTAACGTTTAAAGAAATTTCTCAAAAATATTATAACTCAGTAGATAGTAGTGCAATTTTACATGCAGCTAAGAGATTTGACTTACTACACTTATATCAACCAAGATCAAATGGATCTTTTGGGGAGAATTGTGTAGAGAGTGTTCTTAGGAATTTAGGATTTACCTACGAATCTCAGGTTAAATATGAGATAGAGGGAAGAAATTCTAACATAGTAATCGTCGATTTTATAGTATATTTTAAAGATAAGACCTATGCTATAGAATATAACGGGCTACAGCACTACCAATTCGTAGAACATTTTCATAAAACTTTTGAGAATTTTGAAAAACAGAAAATACGAGATGAAAATGTTAAGAAATATTTTGGAAAGTTCTTCATAGAGATTCCATATACGCTGGAAACGATAGAATCTATTTCAGAATTTTTAAATAAAGTTCTCTTCGAAGGTATCGATCCAACTACATTAATAGATTACGACGAATTATATAAATAAATTTACAGTATGGATGTAAGAGTAAGGTGTTGTGGACTAGGTCCCAACAGTTTCGCAGCCGACGGTTCGCACATTGGAGAAACCGTTGTACGCAATTACCTCGAATCCAAAGATTATAAACTCTCTATTGAAGGAAAGCTTACTATGGGTTATTTAACTCATAGGGGCCGTTCCTTAGAAAGTTTGGGCGACTCAGTCGGAAATGCCAGCATTGTCAAGAAAGTTGTTGGTCGTGACGATGCAGGTCTGTGCGTAGGAGAAAACTTACCTACATTCACCCACTACGTAAAAGAGTTTTATATCGAGGATGTACCGGGGGAAGGTCCTTTTTTGATGGCTCTTGTCCACATTTTCGATGAGAAAGATTTTGATCATGTTGCAGCCGAGAATATTCGTAGGTTGAAAGGCTTGATCAGATCGGGGGTGCGCCTCACGTGCTCACTGGTAGTATTATCTTACTGGAATAACAACGGAAATGGTGTTGACGAAGCAGTGAAGATAAAGTCCATTAAATCTCTTGATTGGACAATTAACCCCAGCTTCGGGCCATTAGCTCGAATTACTGAAGTCATCGACGATGAAGATCAGAGAGAAGAGCTTACTAAGACTTTCTCTGAAATTGAAAAGGATTTTGATTTCATTAAAACGCAACCCAAGAAGGAGGGAGAGATATTAGTTAAAACTTTCTCAGACCTTAATGCTTTGGGATGCAGTGATATGCCAAAAAGTTCAAAGGTTGGTGGTAAGTTCTGCGTATTTAAAGCTAAAGAATTTTCTAGTGTTTGCTCAGTTGTAGAGACATTAGATGATATGCAGCAGCCAGTACTTGAAGAGAAATTAGCTTCTGAGGTTGAAACTCAGCCCAAGGAAAAAGATTTCTCTGTGGCTACGATTCGTGAGCGCGTTCGTTATGCGACTAAGATGTCTCCACGCATGCGTTTCCGTAGACTCTTCCTGGAGTACAAACAGGCTATTAAACAAATGGGCGGTGCTGATAAGATGGATCCAGAGACGCTCAAAGTTATGAAGTCTCTTTTCCTGGCAGACATTAACCAGATCTTCTCTAGCCTCACACAGGAAATTCTTAGCGGTAAGCAGATCAATACACTTACCGGGGCTTCTAGTCTCGGGAAGAATGTTCGTGTGGCTGCACAAAAGCTTCAGCTTCCATATCGCTTGGCATTCCAGGAGATGCAGAAGACAGGTAAGCTTACTCCTATGCGTTTTCAGAAAATCAAGGAGGCTTATACAGAGTTTGCACAGAGTATGGTAGACGAGGTATTTGGTTCTAATCCAATACCCGCTGAACTTGAACAAGAAATAAAGGAGGAAGAGAATGGCAAGGCTTAAATTATTTAGTGCCCAGTATCCCTCACGTCTGAAGTTATTCTCAGACGAACTCCATGAGGAAGCTGAGGTAGTAGCGGAGGAGATTCTGCATGAGCTTATTTGCCAGGATTGTGGTCACGTAATCCAGACTGCAGAAACTCCTACCCACGCAGTGTGTCCGAACTGTGGAGGTAAAAGAATGATCCTTAAGTTATTTCCTACACCGAAAGTAGAGGAAGCAGAACTTATGGACGAGAAAGATACCGACAAAGACACACCAAAAGACCCCGTAGCTGAAATCGAAAGAAAGTCACTCTTCGATAGTCCCTTAGAGAACAAGCTTAAAGAGTTTTCTGGACAAACTATGACCACTGGGGAGTATGAAAAGACATTTAGTGAGGCTCTCGATCGTGAGAGTCTAGAGGAAAGAGGTTTTGCTAAAGTAGGCGAGGATGGTCAAGTTACTATTGATCCTAGTGCTTACATTATGCAAAAGACTTTCTCAAAATTAATTATATCCGTTACAAAGACTCTTGAACTTGATCCGTCTATTATGAATGGAGATATCAAGAGGGAGGATATTATCGAAAAGCTAGAGGAGCGTCTCCCAGAGAAGGGGATCATTGCTCTTAAGAAAGCACATGGTATTCCCATCGAAGAGGAACACACCTATTCGGAGGACGCTGATACCTGGCTGGCCGACTCAAGCATTATCCCTGATCTTGAGTTGGAGTATAATAACCAAAGTTTTGGTATTGAACAATTCATTAAGATTATTCGGGATCGCTATCCTGATGCTCCAGAGAATATCATAGATCTCTTAGTGCAGAAGGGTGCTATCCAATTAGACGGTACACAAGTAACAATTCATTAAACAAGAGATGAAGAATACTAGATTGATGGAGCTCATGTTTTCTGAGAAGACGCCTGATGAGCTCAAAGAGCAGGTAGGCAATGACATTAAGGCCGCCGAAAAGGACGGTGTCGTTGATACCGAGGAAGTTAAATATGAAAAGCAAGATAATGGCGATGTAGCCATTACTGATAAAGGTACGGGTGAGATTACAATCGCATCTAAGAATCCCGATGAGGCTGACACCTATGACCTCATTGCCGTTCCGGACGAGCAGCTTGAGAAGTTTGTTCATCCGTCGAGTGATGGTGTAACTGAAGGTGCACAGCAGGGTGCTCCAGATGAGAACGTAGAGTCTCACATGACTGGCGAGTCTGTTATCGCTCCTAATCAGCCCGATGGTGGTCTGAACCCTGAGGCTGGTCACGAGAAGTCAGTTGAGGAAACCGCTAAGGAAGGCCCCGCAGCTGAGGGTGAAGTATGCCCTGAGTGTGGTAAAGCCGAGTGCGAGTGCGGTAAGGAAGAGAAGGAATTCAGTGTAACTTCAGACAATACTGCTTGGCAGAAGATTTTCTCTATGCCGCAGGAATTCTGCGATTACCTGTTCTCAGAGGTTATTGAGTCCGCTGAGACAAGTAAGGTCGGTGATCTGAAGATTGAGAAGTCAGCCGACGAGGATAACGCTGTAATTGTCACTTCAGAGTCAACAGGTGATCAGTGCAAGGTAACGATTGACGACGAGAACATGGAGGTTACGGAGCTTGATAGCAAGAACTTTAGCGAGGAAGAGCAGTTTATGCCTCTCTTTGTGATTGGTGTTCAGCCCTACGATCACATTATCGTAGATGCACAGGAATACGATCAGGAGAGTGCAGAGCAGCTCAAGGCTCAGTTGGAGGAGGATGGCGTAGAGGCTGTTCAGATTTTCGATAATCAGGACAACGCTCGTGAGTACGCAATCAATCTCTTGGAGAGTCTGGGTGCTAATCCTGCCGCTGGTGACGTTGATGAGGCTGTTGAGCAGAAGGAGTACTGTGAACATTATGGTGCTCAGTCGTTCTTCACCTACAACTACCGTACACCTGATACAGTATTTATGAGCCGTCTCTTCTCTGAACATGCTGCTGGTATTGCTGATACCCGTGATCAGGTTGAGGAGGCTATTAACAGTGGTAAGCCCGTAGACATGGGTGGTGCTATTATCACTCCTATTGACGCACAGAATGCCGTGATCCAGGATGGTGGCGAAGTAACAAAGGCTACTCTAGAAGGTGAGGATATGCGTCTGCAGCCCATTACTCCTGAGGAGGCTAGTGCTATTACTGGCAATGAGAGCGTCATTGAGGCCGAGTCTGACGAGAATGATCAGACTGGTACTGGTGCAGCTGGTAAAGAAGAGCCCGTTACTGAAGAGGATGAGAAGGAGTTCAGCGAGACTGAGGACCAGCTCTGGACTAACGAGGCAGAAACCCGTTTCTTCAGCGAGTCTGAGGTTGAGACTATGACTGCTTACATGGAGCGTCTGTTCTCTGAGGAGTCTGACCAGGATGCCATTGAGGCAGCTATCGAAGGTGGTGAGCCCGTTGAGACTCCTACTGAGGTTATTACTCCAGTGGATGACAAGACAGCCGTTGTTCAGGATAAGGGTAATGGTGAGTTCACCAAGGTTACCATGATTGACGAGGAAGCTATGAACGTTCATCCTATGAGTGAGGAAGATGCACAGAACCTGATGGGTAAGGCCGAGGAGAAGGATTATTCCGCTTACGATTGGACCAATGAGGCTGAGACTCGTTACTTCAGTGAGGGTGAGGAGTTCACCGCTTACATGGAGCGTCTGTTCTCTGAGGAGGCAGATCAGAACGAGATCGAGAAAGCTATTGAAACTGGTTCTACTGTAGAGTCTGAGAAGGAAGTCATTACTCCAGTCGACGACAAAACTGCTGTTATTGAAGATAAAGAAAATGCTGGTGAGTTCACCAAGGCTGTTCTGAAGGATGAGGACGAGATTGACGTCACAAAGATCACAGAGGAAGAGGCTAAAGAACTTACTGGTGGTAGTAAGGAAGAGGAAAAAGCCGAAAAGGAAGCTCCCAAAGAGGAGGAAGGCGAGGAGAAGAAATTCTCTAGTCTGTTTGACAAGTATTTCGCTCAGGCTATTGCTCCCGTAGCACAACCTGTCGTAGCACAGCCTTCTGCAGATCCTGCCGCCCAGGCAGTTATTCCTGCTGCTCCCGTAGCTCCCGAAGCAGTTCCAGCTGATGCACAGCCCGCCGTTGTTGCTCCTGCTCCCACAGTAGAGGAGATTGAGGACAAGGCTTTAGCCGCTATTCAGAGTGTAAAGGCAACCGTTGAGGAAGGTGTTGCTCAGATTATGGAAGCAAAGGCAGCTCCTGCTGCTACCACAGAACCTGAAATTCAGGAAGCTCAGTTCAGCGAGACTGAGAAGACATTTAGTGACGCTGGTGCAGGTACTCTGATCACCTGGCTGAACTGGACTAAACAATAATATAAAACCCAATTAAAGAAATGAATTATACACAGTTGATGAGTGATCCTAACATGATGATCGCTCTTAAGAATAGCTCGGTATCTGCCGAGGACGCCGCTATCCGTGGCCGTGAGTACGCTAAGATGTTTAGCCGTAATGAGGAGCTTCTGTCTGGCTTTGGCCTGAACAGTGCTAACCTCCTGCAGAAGACTTTCTCTGGTTATGCCGAGACTCCTCTGCTGAGCACTCAGTATTTTAACGCCTCTGTTGCATCATATGTTAGCTCTTTCGCTGGCTACATGTCAATTGAGCGCGATTTTGATCAGCCCAACGGCCTGTTCTACTGGTTCGACGTTCTGGGCGTAACTGACCTTCGTCCTGTGATCCCCAACCTGGGTGCTGATCAGTATCAGGATGTACAGACCATGGGCCACTTCGAGCTGCCTGTAACTATTGCTAATGCTACAACTGCTTACGCTCCTCTGATTGGCCGCAAGCTGATCCCCGGTACTGTTCGCGTTAAGATCGTTGATGGTGCTAACAAGTATGAGCTGATCGACAATGGTCAGGGTAACTTCATGGCCGTTGCTGGTGTAATCAAGAGCGGTACTGTAAACTACTTGAATGGTAAGGTTGAGTTCGAGCTGGCTACTGCTATCGACGCTGATCCCGCTAACTCTATCACGATCGTTGGTAAGGAGGATGTAACTGGTACTCCTAGCTGCACTAATGGTGCTTCTAACGCACACGCTAATGACAAGCGTTTCATCGCTAAGATGCAGCAGATCGGTCTGAACACTGTTCCCGATATGCTGGTTGCTGAGTACAACATCGCTGCTCTGGGTGCCCTGAAGAAGGCAACTGGTTCAGATATGGCTACCTTCCTGTTCACCAAGCTGCGTGAGCTCTACACCAAGACCATCAACTATAAGCTGGTAACTATGCTTGAGGAGGGTTACACTGGAACAACTATGTCTGATCTGGATCTGAGCAATGGTCCTAGCGGTCTGGCTGACAAGTTCTATGACTACCGTTCTCGCGTCGACCTGTTCGACTCTTACCTGATTAACGTTGAAAGCGCTCTGGCTACTAAGGCCGTTAAGGGTGTTAACACGACTGCCTATGTTGCTGGTAATCAGGCTTGTAACCAGTTCCAGAAGGGCGGTATCATCGGTAAGTGGGAGAAGAACGACAAGATGACTTATATCAACGACCTGCTCGGCTGGTATAATGGTATCCCCGTTCTCCGTTCTACTGATATTCAGGAGGCTAACGGTGAGGGTACATTCTACGCTATCCACAAGACCCATGACGGTCAGATGGCTCCTCTTGCCCGTGGTATCTATATGCCTCTGACAGACACTCCGACCATTGGTAACTATAACAACCCCACTCAGATGGCTAGTGGTATCTACTACCAGGAGGGTGTTCGTTACATGGCTCCCGAGCTCGTTCAGAAGGTAACCTTCAAGGTTGGTTTCTAATCTAAAGAACTAAAGAATCTTTTTATATAAGTTAATATTAGGAGAGGAATTTTCCCTTAGTGATATAAGGTGAAGGTTCCCCTCCTTCTTTTTATAAAGCCTATGGCTACTACAATTAAATTAAAAAGAAAAAGCTTCGCAAACTTAGCTGGTATAGGAAAAAGTATTGCTAATACTTGGAACAGCGGTGCCTTAGGAAAAGCAAAAGTAATTGGTGGAGCAACTGCCGCTGTAGGTGGAACTGCTGCACTTGGGGCTGGAGCTGTTGGAGCAGCTAAATTTGGTAAAGCTAGTAAGCAGGCCCTTGCTGGTGAAATGGGCGACGAAAATTTATAAAACATGAACGAGGTAATCTATAGAGGACTTCGACTAGTAAGTAAGAAAGGTTGTAGGTATTATGAAGTAAAAGAGGGTTCTACAAATTCTCTCATTGAAGATACAAATTTTTCTGTTCTTAGACTTACATATTCTCCAGGCTCGACGGCAGGATCTATTGGATTATCCCTTGGTATACCCCTAATAGGGACGGGACACCTAGAAATGGAACCTACATCTGGGCCAACCCGTTTTACAAAAACTACTATAACTTTAAATGGGTTAACACTGGAGAAGTTAACACACGATTCACATGCTATCAGTATAACAATAGTTGATGATTCTGAATCAAGAGTAGTTCAAACATACGACTACACAACACTTGTTATATCTAAAGATGATTATCAAAATCCTGAATTTATAAAGTTTTTGTTCTATTCTGGAAACCTATTATATCTAAGACCAGTAGGACCAAAAATAGGTAGTGGTTGGGAATTAAGAAATTTTCCTAAATTGCCAATCAATAATCAGGTCCTAACATCAGAGAGCACTACCATCTATACATTAAGACGTAGGTATAATGACTACTTAATACGTGGAATTGACTATCAAGATCAGTTTATTATTGAAGTTCGTCGTATCCTTGACGATTATGGGATAGAATTTGTTAGATTAAATAAAGAAAGAACTTTAGAGGTTACTTCTTATATAACGTATCAATTTAATCAAACACCAGTTCTAGTTAATCACCCTAAGCGAGGAGATTACGACCGAAACATTCTCTATTATAAACAGCCTATTGATTTTGTATTCCACACAAAAGATATGCCACTTTATCACGACTTTAAGAGTAAATACTTAAACGTAAATCTCTTAACTAATTTTACAGAATTCCGAGTCCCCGACAGAGCTGGTGCTAAGTGGATTGGAGTCGCCAAGTGGGGTAGTATTACAGAAGATTTTAATCACGTCTATCAACCAGATGATAACTCTAATTTCGCATTTCAATGCCAATTTAGGTGTGAAATATATTTCTATGAAGTCTTAGATACGAGATATGAATTCCTCAGAGAAATTATAACCAGACTAGATGCAGAAGATAAAAACGGCGAAATGTCAGCAAGAGAAGAAAATCGCATAAAAGATGATCACTTTTAAAAAGAAAACCCTCACAAAAAATTTAATCCCAGAAGCTATCAAGCAGCTTAAGAAAGAGGGTATAAGCTATAACCCAATTACTTCCGCCCAGGCAGATGCCGCCAGTAAAGTCAATTCAAAGGCAATGGTTCTTTTGTCTTTCATCCAGAATGAGAAAGGTTTCTACCAGATTACAGTTAAAGATAAAGAATTCTACTCGTATACTAAGAAATTCTTAGGAGACAGTGAATACTGTAACATGCGAATCATCGATGAAAACAAAAAAGAAAGAACCGTTACGGCTGAAACAGATCACCTAGGCGTGGCCCTTGACGTAATTGAGGTTCTGGGAATAAAATATAATCTTTCAATCGTAGAAGATGATAACATTTAAGCAAAAAGAATACTCTGAGTATGATGCAATGAAGAGTCTCTATAACGAGATCATGAAGCGCACTAATGGTGATAGGCGTAAGTTCCCTGTTATTAATATGAGCGCTCTTATTCCTATCCTGAAAGGAAATAACATCGTTATTGAGAGATTCGTTATTAGTACTTCTATGTTTGGGAAAGATAAATATAGAATGTACATAAAGATTGGGGCCAAAGCTAAACTCCCTGATGACGTTAGACTCCCCAATAAATATTATGATGAGAGACTTGGAAATGTAAAGCTCACCTTCCAAGGTGGTATTTTTGGTCCGAGTCAAAAACTACAACAGAAAGAAGAGTCCACACAAGCGGAGGATGGTCGACTTAAATTGTTCGCTAACAGTAAACCAAAGGGTCCTAAACCCATGATTAATGGTGAAATTTACCCAGAGGTAAGTATTAAGCGACAAGTATCTGAACTCTTAGGAGAGGCAATTAAGTATGATAAACCAGGTCGTACACTTGTACTAGAATTTGATAGCATCGGTGATGCCATTAATGCCCTGAATATTCTTCCTTTCGGACTCGACTACAAAATATACTTGCTGGACGCATAAACTATGCTAGTTCTTAGACGAAAAAAATTTACCCAAACCAAGATCCTAAATACTAACGCCCCTGGAATTGGTTTCACAAGGGGACGCAAATATGATACCGACATGGATAGATTGGGTCGCATGGATACTGCACAAAGAGAGCTTCAGAGGGTTGGAGATCTTGGTAGAGAAATGCGAAAATTATCGTCGGAATTACATCGGGGCAAAATAGATAATTCATGATTATTATGGCAAAGTATATACTCAAAAGAAAAACATATGGCTTAACAGAAGCTGCCAGTAATACCGTAGGCGGTGTAGCGGGTGGCGTAGGTAAAGCCCTTGATTCAAAACCTGCTGCCATAGCTGGTGGTCTTGCCGGTGGTGCTACTCTTGGTGCTGGTATTGGTACTGCACTTGGTTCATTAGGCGGTGTAGCAGGTATGGCTGCTGGTCCTCTTGGTTGGCTAGTAGGTGCTGGTCTCGGTGCAGCGGCAACACGCGGTCTTGGTAAAGGTCTTAAGAAAGCTAGCGGAGAGGACGACTAAAGAAAGGAGGAACTCATAGATGACTAAGTTCAAACAAAAAGAGTTCGGTTGGTTTTTACCTCTCCTAACAGTCGGTTCAACTGGTGCTACAATGGTACAGGCATCATCTCAAGCAAAAGAGAGTGAAGAGCAAGCAGAAAAAACACAAGAACTTATGCGAGCTCAAAATAAAAAGCTAGAAAAGATAGCTAAAGCTGCCAAGACAAACCCAAACGCCGCGAGTCAAGCAGCACAAGTCTTAGAACAAAGCCAATATTCAGCAATTCCCATAGGAGCTATGAGAAACATAGTAAAAGGAAAACAAGCTCTACAGGCAATTGGAACGGCGGGGAAGGAAGCCTTTGGAAAAGGTCTCGCACGAAATGTTGCCGGTGGTGTTGGTATGGGAGTAGCTACTTACGGGGCAGGAAAATTAATTCAAAGGGACATGAAGAAAGAGGGCATGGACGTTGATGAGAATGGTAATCTATATCAAAAATCTTATGCTATGCCTGTCCTAAGTACGGTCACTAATGCAGTTAAGAAATGGGCTGAGAAAAATCCGAAAACATCTCTTGCCGCTGGAGGTATTGGGACTGGAGTAGGTTTTGTTGGTGCTCCGACGCTCCTCGGTTACAAGGCAGACAAAGCTCAGATGAAAGATCAGATAGAAGCAACTCAAAAACAATTTGCAGTGCTGCCAATGTCTTTCTTAAGAGGAATAGTAAGAGGAAAACAAGCAGTTCAAGGAGCTGTTAGTGCTGCTAAACCTGTCATTAGTAATGCAGCAGCTAAAGGAGAGGCTTACTGGAAAGCAGGGAAAGAAGCTGCGACTCAGAAAAAAGATGCCCTTGTTAAAGGTATCCAAGAAAAGGAAATTGTTAAAAATCCGGGTAAAACATTATTAGGATTTGGATCTACAATGACCTCTTTTGGCGTAATGGGTCGTGAAAGTGTAGGTAAATTTGCCACTAACCTAATGAACTCCAAATCGGAATGGGCTCAGAAACTTGGTAAGGGTATGCTTTCTAAAGACGCTGCTGGTAATCTAATCCAAGGAGAAGGAAAATATGCTGGTCAATTCCTCGCTAATAAGAAGGCTATGGCTGGTGCAATTGGTGCAGGTGCTTTAGCTACTAAGGCTACTTGGGATGCTGGAGAAAAAATAACTAATAAAATAGGCCATAAGGTAGATCCTGACGCCTATAAATATCAAGACGCAAAGAATCAACAAGTATGATCATTAAAAGAAAACTTTACACTAAGTGGGATGAAACTGACAATCTGAAACGGATGAAGGATTCTGATATTCTAGCTGAAAAGAAGAAGAAGGGTGGTTCATCTATGGCAGTTGTTAGAGATACTGCGGTTGGTGTAGTTGGTGGTGGCGCTTTAGGCGCTGCTGCAGGTGCTGCTTATGGTCTAGCAAAAGGTGGTTCAGGTTTTGCTGCTAGGATGGGTGCAGCTGGGGCCGGTATGCAGAAGGCCGGTAAAGCAGGTGCTATCTTAGGTGGCTTGGCTCTTGGTGCTAAAGCTCTTCATAAGAAAGCTCAGGAAGACAATGAGGCCGAATTCTACAATAAACGACTCAAGTATGCCAAGAAACAGGCTGAACGAAGAGAGGCCAAGGACTGGAAAACCAATATGACACAAAGAGATGGCTACTCGTATTAAACTCAAGAGAGGTCTGAAGCGTGGTATTAAGTTTGTGGAAGATCATCCAGTTTCAGTTTCAGGCGCTACTTTTGCAGCTAGTACGGCAAACCTAATCACCAATAGAAGCAGACACGATAAAGATAGAGATTATCAAGAGAAACAGCTCAAGGCTATGGAAAACTTGACATCTCAACTTAAGAAAAATGCTTCGTCAATGAATGAAGTGACAAAGACATTACAAGATAAAGAGGAGAAAAAGGGAGGCTCCTCAGTTAAGTTCTCCCTAAAGAAAACAGATAAAGAAAATGAACGTTAATGATTTCATTACTAGCGTAGAGAATCTCTACGAGTCTGACGTATTTATTCCCAACCTCATCAAGGTTCTGGATGCCAACCGCCTCGCCCCCGTTAATCGTGACCTGATTGGTCTTCCTCACGAGGATATTTGGTACAATGCAGATGGTGTTCCCATTCCCGTCGAGGAAGAAGAGGAAAACGCAGAACCCAAAGATTAAGGAGTAATTATATTAACACCCCCATAACGCATTATGATCAAATTTAAGCAGAAAGACTTCAGCAATTATATTGTGTCAGATGCCGTCAAGGGTGCTACTATTGGTGCAGCAGTAGGTTCAGTTATAGGCGGAGGTGCAGCTCCAGAGAAACTCCCTGTTAAATTTTTACCGGGAGCCAAAGAATATAACAACCTAAGACACGGTAAGAAAGACACTGAGGGTAAAATTAAGCAGCAATTAGCAATAATGGGTACATCTGTTATCTTAGGAGCTGCTCTTGGTGCGCTTTTGGGAACTGTTAAAGAAATAGATAAGCACGTTTCTCAGGGGAATGCAGATAATAGACTCATGGGAAGCGTAATTAAAGAACTTGAGAAAAAAGGTTACAAAGAAGGTCAAGACTTCACTAGAGATCCAAAACAGGCAACTACTTTCAAAGTGTGTATTGTCTTAACACGTGATGGAGCTAACCTCAGACTCCTCGTTAATGTAGTAAAAGATCCGAAACTCAAACAGACTACAGATAAAGTTATTCGTAGTCTCACTGGTAAACCTCAAGTTCGAAATAATACTGCCTCCAATAAGTATAATGAGATCTCAATTTCGACGATCTCTAATACTCCCTCAAATATTAAGACGGTAACAGAGTTGGCTAGCGGCTTTATTAAGGCCGGATACCCAACATATATAGTTGAAGTTGGATAAAAATAAAACAAAACAACAAATCATTTAATATGGCACAATGGAAAGAGACTCGTGAACCGTATGTTGACGTTCATGAGAAAGTAAAAGTGGCTGCTCTTAATCCAAGAGCTGGTGAGGATCTGATTATCGGTTGCGCTATTATCTCAGACGCAGGCCCCAGCATCCCTACTCTTATTACAGGTCAGTCCGAATTCCTTGCTACCTACTCTTCGGAGGATCTGACAAAGGACTACGTAAGTGGTTTGAATAAGCTCTATAAGGGTGATATTAGTGACATGGCTGAGACTATGTGGCTGAATGCATATCGTCTGGCTGGCTCTAACACCATGCTCGTAGTTCGTGCGTCAAAAGCTAAAGATATTTATTTCGCTAAGCCTTTAGTAATTGGCGACAATAACGTATATATCCTTCGCGATGGCCAACTCTTGAAGAAGGTACAGGAATTTAAGATCGTAGTCGATATCGACGCAGATAGCGCAGATCATAGCACAGATGGTTGGTCTATTAACATTAATGGTATCGGCGTAATCGGTAACCGCAATACTGATGACGGTGCCCAGTACGATTACTTTGTTAAGGATATCGTTGAGTTGGTCGATTACCTAAACGATACTACAAAATTCTTCAGCCCCAGCTATACTTTCTATAGCACTCCCGAGGCAGAGGAAGGTGATGAAACTGACGATGCTCTAGATGCCCGTAGCGTTGTATTCCATGAGGTATATCTCGGTAAAGATGTTCTAGATGCTACAGATGCTCGCTGCCCGGACGGTCTGTCCTATGTTATTACATGTGAACCTGAGTGGAGCGCTGTTAATCCTACTCAGCATACCATTGATCTGAATAGCGTTGCTTTCAGTGATTTCGAGGCTGCTCCCTTCTACGCTACTAATAACTTTAATTCTAGTACAGAACTAAAGCTGCGTATTCGTCGTTTCAATCACGATGCAGTTGTTACTAAGGAGTTGAGCAAGAATGATGCCTATGCAGGCGGTGACTCTCCGTACACTGTACTCTCGAAGGTTCTTGATACCTTCACTAATAAGGGTACTTATCAGAAGGGCGGAAAGAAACTTCCCACCGAGGATGTTCTCTATCGTGATTTCTATGAGGTTGCCGTAATTGATCCTAGTATCAGTGACGAGCCCGTATATTTCAACATAGGTAATATCTTAGGTCGTGGTGACATGACTGAGGCTGAGCTTAACGAATCACTGAAGATGATTCAGGTACAGCTTCCGGATGATCTTGGAGACCTCGGTTTGGGTTACTATGGTTACCTGAGTGAGGCCGATAAGACGGGTTGGAAGGTTGCTGCTAATCAGTCTACTTCGCAAACAGCAGACTATGTTTTCAGTAACAAGAAAGAGATGCAGGCTGTAACAGCAGAGGCCGGTAAGATTGCTATTGTAGGTCGTGTTGTTCCTGACATCTATCAGTATAACGGGACCAATCACGAGTGGGTACTTGTAGAAGACAAGCAAATCGAGGATTTCGAAAACGACGACACTCTCAACTTTAAGTACACAGAAGCTTCGATGGCTGCCCTTAAAGCTAGTGCAACAGATCCTGCTAATGGGGAGTATGCATTAGTTGGAGAAGCTGCCGATGGTGTATACTATGAGTGGGTTGTTGGTACTCGTGATCTGAGTGACCTTGAGCCACGTGAGATCTTCGTTGACCTTAGCATCGATCCTGAGAAGTATCGCATCCTTGATGTTTCTGATAACGACATCATGAAGGCCCTTGACCAGATTAGTCTGGATGAGGTTTATGTAACTGAAGGTCTTGCTGACCTCGGCTGTACAAGTCCCATGATTCAGAGCTATATGGCTAATATGGCCGTAAACGACAACTACTTCTATCCCATCAGTACTATCAACAGCACCAACTACCTAGCCATTGCTAATTCAATTAATCGTATTAGCAAGGACTCGTACAAGCTGTATGCAAGTGCTCCTTGGGATGTTGATACTGGTAACGTTGGCTTTAAGTACTACGCTTCTCCTGGTACTCTGTATTGGGAAATGGTAGGTCGTAACCGTAACCTGGGTCGTGAGTTCGCTCCTTGCCTTGGTCAGAGCAACGGTATCGTCCAGTACCAGAAGCCAGTCGTTGAGTTCAACAAGAAGACTCGTCAGTTGCTGCTGAGCAAGAACATTAACACCGTTCTGTGGAACACTCAGACTCAGGCCTGGAACATTAATAATAACTATACAAAGACCAGTGAAGATACGATCATGAAAGATGATGGTAACAGTCGTCTGATGATTCGTATCAGCAAAGCTATGCCTGTCCTTTAATTTTAGGAGGCTTAGATTTAATATCTAAGAAAAAAATATTAAATGCTGGAACAGAAAAATTCTAAATCAGCATCCCTTTAAAAGGGTCCAACGACTATGTGATAGATAAAATGATATAGTCTAAACTTGTTATACAAAATATAAAAGAAATTTGCTCAGGCAATTCATTGGTCGTCGTATCGGTCCAATTCTCTGGCAGGATATGACTTCTGTTATTGACTTCTGGTTTAAGAACACGATTCTCCCGATGGAGTATACAATCGACGCTTACCAGATCACCATTAACGAGACAAATAATCCTGTAGAGATACAGAGACAGAACCGCGTTAAGGTGTTGGTAGAAGTACGTTACCAGCGCGCTGTCCGTTATATTGACGTGTACAATACTGCTTTAAAAAATCGGAGCCTATCACTTTTGATAGAAAATTATCTAAATTGCTGGAAGAGAGAATCTTTATCAGCAGCTCTCAAAAAGAGTCCAACGACTGTAGTAGAAAAGTATCTTAAGATACATAATACAGTCTATATGCTAAGTCATTGATACTCAGCTAGTTAGACGATATTGGCATGCCATTTGACGGAGAACAATGGGCGTAAGCACAAATTTTGCGCTTGACTAAGTCTTAAATTCTAAATAATGGAAACGGGCGGGTAGATAAAATATTTGACTTTATTTATCCGCCCACATTATTTAATTAATAAAATGAGTGCAGAAGAAGCTAAACAAAAAATACTAGATAAGATAAAATACATCGAAAAATCAACTGGAAAACGCTATAGATTTATATCATTCGTTAATGACGAGTATTTAGGAATCTATAAAACTAATCTAATAGTACAAGATCTATCTATTGGGGAAATAAAAGAAATTTCATATTCATCTTTTATGAAACATAACGGATGGTCTAATAAACTAGAAAGGATTAGAATACCAGAGGAAACGGCCATTAAAAGAATAAATAGAAAAATAGAAGATTTAGGAAATAATGTGGAGTTCATTGATTTTGTCGGTGGAAAATGGATAGGAGTAGAAAATAGCCGAATAATATTAAAAAGTAATGTAACAGGAGAAACTGGAGAAATAAAATACAGATCATTTCTAGGTTCTGGCTGGACTCCTGATTCAGAAAAGCTGCGCAAATTAGAAAAATCTAGATCAGTTAACACTGTTTCTAAAGAGAACGCTATTACTAATATAAAAAATAAATTAAAAATTATAAATAGGGGAATAGATTTTATTGGATTCAAGGATAACAAGTGGGAAGGTACTATAAATTCAACAATAATTTTAAAAAACAGCGAAGGAGAGAGTCATGAAATGCTATATGGCGATTTTATGAGAGCCAGAAATACAATTGGATGGAAATTTTCATGCGAAAGTTTTCACTATATTACGGAAAACATATGTATGAAAATAATAGAAAATATATGCAACTGTAATGTAGTAAGACAGTTCAAGATACGGCTCCCATCTGAAAAAATTATAAAAGTTGATTTTTATTTACCAGAAAGAAAAGAAATAATCGAATATGACGGTAGCCAACACTATAGATGGGAACCTTATATTCACAAAACCTATAATAGGTTTGTCGATCAAGTAAATCGTGACAATGCCCTTGTTCAATACTGCAAAGAAAACTCTATTCAACTACTTAGAATTCCGTGGAAAGACAATAGTCGTTTAGAAGAGATTATTCATGCTTTTCTTCTAGAAGGCAAAGACATCACAACTCACATTCAACCCAAACTTCTACCAGTACCAATGAGTTATTATGGACAAAACATTATTAATCGATCTTAAGAAAAAGGTATTTATTCGGTCGGCCTTAATCTCGCTTGACTCATTGGATGAGCTCCTTGGGCTCAATGATTATCTATCGGCCGATGAAATCCTACTTGAGATATTCAAGAAGGCACTCAAGGAATTTGAGAAAACAAACCCTCTTATTCTTGATATGCCTGTTAACTACCAGCAACTTTGTGGATGTAATCCACCAGCTGGTTATGGAGAGATAAAATCAAATTTTACACTATATTTAAACTGCGTTATCCCAGAGAATCGTATTATTCTAGTCCCTAATTCCCTGCCTGCTTGGCGTGTTGGTGATGGCGGCTATATGAATGCATTCTCAAGTTATGCAGGAGGAGCATCAATCCCCCAGCCGGGTGCTTATACCTACTTTACTGACTACAGAAGACCCTATGTTTTTATAGGTGATTTAGGACTTATGCAAGGGGTAGGGGGTGGAGAGATTATTATTCGTGGCATAGTCTCTAGACCTATTGTTCCTGATTGGCTTCCTGATAAAACTTTTAATCCAGCATCTGAGTCTAGTGCTATCTACTGGCTAGATGTAGAAACAAGTGGAGCAAGAGAAAACTTTTTTATGGACTTAGTCATGGTCAATCTCCTTGACTATATCCGACAAATGAGAGCCACGATACAATTAGCTAATGTACCAGTTGAAGTTCTTGCCAACGTTGATGCTGCATACCAAGAGCTTCGTGCTAGATGTGATCAGTATGAACTTCAGAGTGGTTGGTATGGAGAACTATTAATGTAGAAATGATTATACAAAGAAACTACTCCAGTAAACTAGCTCGCTCTATTAAAGTGGCTAGACGTATTGGTAATAATTGGATGACGGCTATTGATAATGCCGGATTAAAAGCAGGCGATGCTATTAAAAGTACTATTACAGGCAAACAACCCGTTGCACCTAAATTTAAATTTCGGCCAAAATCAAATACTGAAATTAATCGAGCAACTATAGCTCAAGAACAAGCTATCAAAACTGCACCTAAAAGAGCACAGGAAAAAGCTACAGAAGTCATGAGTACTAGGGTAGGAGAAGTTGTTGATAAGGGAATAGAATCAACAATTCGTCGACCAGATGTAGCGGTTGTAGCAACAGCTTCTCAACTTACCACACCGGTAGGGTTAGCAATTGGTGGTCCAGCTGGAACTGCTTTGTGTATGCCGGGATATAGTGCTGCTGTACCTATGGTAGTTAATAGACCGCTCATGACACAAGGTATGAAAGGTAAATTGGATAAAGCTGCTACGAAATATACTAAAACAGGATTTTCAAGAAAACTTCGAGGAGCAAAAGGAACTGTAGGAGACTATATTCGTACAGCACAGAACATGCCAATCCCTGTTTTAACAATGTAAAAAAGTATGATAGTTTTTAAAAAGAAAGAATTCACAATCCCTGAAGGACATTACACAGGTCCTAAGGATATTGATAAAGTACCTGGGGCCATTGAGACTATCACAAAAGGGGCTCTAGGTGGTGCCGGAGTAGGAGCTATAACGGGTGCTATTTTAGAAGATACGACTGTACTAGAGGGAGCTATTACTGGTGCTAAATGGGGAACTGTAGGAGGAATTATCGCTAAGTTATTCTTGAATTATATTCATAAACCAATGACCCACATTAAATACCAAGAAGTCGATAAAAATATACGCAGACAGTTTGGTATTTTCAGAATGTCAGGAGTAACTGTAGGAGACTCACTCGATAAAAGAGCTAAACTAGATGATAAGTTTAGTTTCAATGATAGAAATGTTAGTCAGTATAAAATTAACTTTGCTATCCATAATAACACAATAACAATGTATACTTTTGGGATGACTAAAGAAGAACTAGATAAAACTAGTAATACTTTGGACTACTATTGCAAAAAGTATTTCTCAATGGAGTATACAGCAAAAATTATAAACCAGAAAGTAAACTCATATTCCGTGGATATAGTCTTTACTAATTACCACGCAATGTGTCAGTTCATCATGGAACTATCCGAGAAACTTAACACGAAAATTAATCTTCTCGACAACAATGCCATCGTAGGAGCACGCTTAGAGGAGGCTGCTAATGGAGAAGAAGAGAAATCATTCTCCATGGGCGGGTTTAATGTTAGGAAACACGAACTTATGAAAATGCTCCTGACCGGTATTTCAAAAGGAATAGGAAACTCATTCAGACTCGGAAATAATATGATAGTGCAGGCAGTCCAGGGGGCTGTTAAGGGTGGATTAGAGGGGTTGACTTCTGGTGACCTACAAAAACTTGGTCTCCCATTAACAAGAGGAGAATATACTAATGCATACTTAAAAGAGGCTCTTAAGAGACTTCACTACGTAGAGGGATTTAACTATACGGTAGGCGAAGAGCAGGCAGAAGCTAATATGTCATTAGTTAGTGGTGTCTTGATTATTTCCGTTATAAAGAAAGAGTCTGGGGATATAGACAAAAAAGTCTGGAAAGCACTTAAAGCAAAGATTCGCAGAAGTGATACTGGTCGTGTGATTGTCTATACATATGCCATGAAAGATAAAAGTGAATTAGACTTAGTCCTAAAGAAATTAATGTCTGTCAAGGCTAAGTTTAATATTTATGATAACTAAAACATGGGAGGCCTGGAGAGATGATACTACTTAGAAAATATTTTTCAGGAACTATGATTAATAAGATCACAGAAAAATTAGATCAAGAGGGAATAACCGATTACGAGGTTTCCGACAGAGTTCCCACAGATGTGATTAGCATGACTGGAGAGCCTGGTGGACTAAAGATTTATATTCCCCGGGACTATGAATATAGTCAATACGAAATAGATGACTTTATCAGAACACAGGCAAAATTTGTCAGAACTAATGTTAGCCCAGAAAGAAATATTAGTGTGATGAAATTACAGGGAACTCTCACATTCTCACAAATGTATAAACTGGTAAAGTATATTATTAACGAACAGGGTTTTTGTACACTATTAAACATATGAGCGAGAGTATGACCTCCAAGAGCCAAGATAAAGCTCAGAAACTTTATCAGATAGGGCTTAAAGCGATTAAAGTTCAGTTGGCACTCAATGGTACTAAGTTTATTGTGTTGCGCCCCAAAGATAATTCTAAGTGGAAGAATGTTTTTGGAGGTTCATATTCCTCAGACAGTACCCTTGAAAACGACTATGACCAATTCGAAACTACCCTCATTATTAACATGAACGAGATGAGAGATGTTTGGAACCGTAACCGCGATTCTATTGAGGCTACGACAAATGACGGTTCCTTAGAGGTTGGCGACGAATTACAATATACGAGAGGCGGAAGAACATACAGATTTAAAATATCCTTGAAACAAGGGTATTCTGAGTTATCCAACTCTCTTTATTCTTATACCTTAATGAGTATTATTGAAACACTCGACATGTAATGGACAAAGATATTAAAAAACAAAACATGATTCCGGGCAGCTGTGATGAATTCACACGTGCGGAAGATATCCAAGAGCTCAGCAAGTATTTGAAGAAAGTAAAAGAATTGACCGATGACTTTGCGACTATGAATCACGACGTCCTAGAAGTCAGAGGCAGAGAACACTTTATCAAAGATCCAGAGCTTTCGGATAAAATTGACGTTCTCCGTCCCGGCAACTCCGAGGTTTCAAGCTTAGTAAGTTCGAAAGAGTGGTTAGAGCATGATAATAATATAGAGGAACTTCTTGCAGAGAAAGAAAAGCTGAGTGGAGAAAGACCAGAAATAAATTCACTGGAAAATAATCGAGAAGACATACAAGGAGATAGGAAAGAGATTAATGCCTTGAGTCGTATCCAGGAGATTCTCTCTGGTGAACATAAAGATCTGGAATCCCTGTCAAATCACCGTGAAGAATTAGTTGGTGAAACAAGCGAGAATATCCTCGAAGGTTATGTTGACAGAATTTTAGGGAACACTGATCAAAACCAAACCCTTTCTGACCACATCGAACGAATCGGGGGTGACACTTCACAAGAAAGTCACCTAGAAGATTATAAGGAAAACTTGACAGGAGCTCTCAAAGACGAAGACTTGCGTGGTCAGAGATTAGACTTAAACGATCAGCGCGAGACGTCTCTGTCACGGGAGCGTTTAGATTTGGAAGATTCCAGGGAGGTAAATCTAGAAAATGAGAGAATTAATATCTCTGATACAAGAGAAAATTCTTTAAGTCAGTTTAAAGATCAAATAAGTGATTTGAGGGAAACTTATTTGGAGGATCACAAAGAATCTATTACTGATAATAGAGAAAATTCTCTTGAAAATACTAAACTTACTTTATCAGATTCCAGAGAGAATATTCTTGAAAATCAAGTAGAGAAACTCTTTGATCAAAGAGAATCTTCACTGGAGGATCATAGAGAAGATTTAGTTGATAATAGAGATACAAATCTCGATAAAACTAGATTAGACCTAACCGACAAACGAAACACTGCCCTCAGTGATCACGTCGAGACCCTCACAGACGACCGAGAGGCAGAACTGTCAGACATCAGAGTCGACCTAAGCGATCCCAGAGAAAATACTCTAGAGGACCAAACAGAAAACATACCTGGTGGAGTAGAAGATAAAGATTTATCTGACACAGTAATTAAGTTAGGAGATGTTCCGGGGGATCACGACCTAGTTGGTCAAGAATCTATTATTAATCCTGGAGGTGACACTTCTCTTGATGAGACTCTTCATACTTCAGAGGATTCTCTTCAGATTATTGGTGATTCTCTAGATGAAACTCTAGAAGACACTAGAATTGATATAGAAGATGGTCGTGAAGATAAACTCTATACGGAGCCAGAAACTCTTCAACCGATTGGGGATGACCCTAATGAAGTTTTAGAGGATACACGACTTGATTTCGTCGACAATAGAGAGAATAAACTACATACTGAAGTGTCGTCTGTGGATGACCCTGAGAATAGATTGGGTGACACTTTAGACGAAACACTATATACTGATACAAATAGTCGTGGGTTAGATGGAAACATGATCCCAGATACCCTTGACGAAACGCTGCATACTAAGGAAGACTCTAGGGAATTAGAGGAGAATATGATCCCTGATGATCCTAGTGAAACTTTAGAGGACTATGTTGATTCATTATTAGATGACGATAAAGGTCATTCCTCACAGTCACTGGACATACATAATAATATGTCAAGGGGTGATGAGTGGTCTGGTACTCATACAGCCTGGGAAGGTGAAAAATTATATACCGGTCGCGCTAACTTATTAGACAATGACGAAGGACATCTAACCTCTAGTCATGATCAATATAACAACATAGCAGATGCTTTTGGTGGAAATGATCATAAGTCTTGGGATGGTGCTACTCTCCACAAGGATAATGCTAAGATGTTGGCCGATGACACTAGTAAAGTTAGTGACAACGGAGGTGATAATAAGTACCTTGACACTGATGTTCTTGGCCAGGGGGCTCATAAACAATTTGACGGAGATAGTCTGAATCAAGGAAAAGCTAAGATGCTTTCTAATGACAAGAGTCATGCTACATCTAGTCTTGATTCGGAAAATGGTATAACAGATACATTCTCAGGAACAGATCATAAGAGCTGGGACGGCAGTACTCTTCATAAAGATACAGCCAAGGTAATTGCTAACGATGAGTCTCATCTAACATCAAGCTTAGATGGTAAAAATGATATCATCGATACTTTCTCTGGCAACGCTCATGCTAGTTGGGGTGGCGAAACATTATATACAGATAACGCTAAGTTGCTGAAGAATGATGAAGACCATCAAACGAGCAGCTTAGATGATAAAAATAACATCACTGACACCTTTGCAGGTAATGATCATAAGTCTTGGGATGGTGAGACCTTGTATGGTGATAATGCCAAGAGAGTAGAAGATAAAGGTGGAGGTGAATTTGGTGATGATGATCAACTTTATGATACTATTATTGATATGTTGGAGGACGACGAGGGACATGCTTCTCAAAGTCTCGACATTAACAATAATATGTCTGAAGGAGATGAATATGGCGGACCAGAACATAAAGCCTGGGAAGGTGAAAAGTTATATACAGGTAAGTCCAAAGTATTAGATAATGATGAAAGCCATTTAACTTCTAGTCTCGACGCACACAACGACATAGAAGATACTTTTGATGGCAACGATCATAAGTCTTGGGATGGTTCTACGTTGCATAAAGGTAGAGCTAGCATGCTTGCTGATGATACTAGCAATACTAGTACAAACGATGGTGATGATAAGTATCTTGATATAGATATTTTGGGTCAAGGGGCTCATAAGCAATTTAGTGGGGATAAACTGAATCAAGGAAAGGCGCAGATGTTAGTGAATGATGAAAATCATACTACATCTAGTCTTGATTCGCACAACGACATTGATGATACCTTTACTGGGACAGATCATGCTAGTTGGGACGGAGAAACATTACATAAAGGCAATGCAAAACTTCTCGACAATGATGAGGACCATGCTACATCTAGCTTAGATTCAAAAAATGGTATAACAGATACTTTTACTGGAGAAGATCATAAGTCTTGGGATGGTGCTACTCTTCATAAGGATAATGCTAAACTCATTGACAACGACGAGGACCACTCAACATCAAGCCTAGATGATAAGAATAATATCACTGATGATTTCTCTGGCACTGATCATAAGAGTTGGAGTGGAATTCTTCATACTGATAAAGCCAAACTTCTTGACAACGATGAATCTCACTTAACTTCTTCTCTTGATGATAAGAATAATATAAAAGATCCTTTCTCAGGAAAAACACACGATTCTTGGGATGGAGAAACATTATATTCCGATACAGCTAAACTTCTCGATAATGATGAGTCCCATCGAACATCTAGCTTAGACTCCAACAACGACATAGAAGATACTTTCTCTGGAAATACCCATGAAAATTGGGACGGAGAGACACTATATAGTGAAAACGCTAAGATAATATCTAATGATGAAAGTCACGCTACATCTTCCTTAGATTCTAATAACGACATAGAAGATACATTTTCTGGTAATACTCATCCTGATTGGAATGGAAGTACCCTTTATGGTGGAAATGCCAAACGAGGAGAGGACAAAGGTGGCGGTGAGTTTGGAGAAGATGATCAATTATATGACGCCGTTATTAATATGCTCGAAGACGATGAAGACCATGCTTCGCAGTCGTTGGATATCAATAATAACATGTCGGAAGGGGATGAACTAGGGGGTCCAAAACATAAAGCCTGGGAAGGTGATAAATTGTATAAAGGCAAGGCTAAAGTATTAGATAATGACGAGAGTCATCAAACATCTAGCTTAGACTCCAACAACGACATAGAAGATACATTCTCTGGAAATACTCACCCTGATTGGAGTGGTATTCTTCACTCCGGTAAAGCAGGAATGCTTGCCGATGATACTACCAAAAATAGAGTAGGTGATGAGGAGGACAAGGCTCTTGGTACTAGTGAAGTGGTTGGAGATGATAGTCATAGGTGGGACGGATCTAATATACACTCATCTAGTGTTGACTTAACTGCAG